GATGCCCGCCCTGCCCCGGCACCGCGTGACACATCAAAACACGATCAGCCGCCTTCATGGTGGCAAACCAGTTCGCCTCATACTGGGCATCCACATGCTCGACAAACTCTGTCGAAATACACAAGTCAAACCGTTGACCAAGCGCCAATGGTCCCTTGGTGTAATCATGCATGATAATCGGGCCGCACTTGGCCTTCGCCACCGCGTCGGGATGCCCCTCCACCCCCAGCACCCGGCACCCCATGTCCTGGAACCATTTCAAATTAACCGCCGTGCCGCAGCCAATATCCAAAACAGACTCAACACCATACTCAATCAACAACCAACCCCAAATATCCGGCGTGAACGTATGCCCATCGCCCTCTTCATAATAGCCACCCAAATGTTCCATGTTCATGCCTGCACCATGCTTTCCATTTTGCCCTGCAAGGTTAACTGACTGACCAACTCCGGCAACACCGTCAAAACCTTTAAATGACGCAGCGCCTTTTGCTCCAACAAAATATCAACCGGCGTATTCGCCGGTTTCGTATGCTCCACCAATGTTGGAATCGCACGCTGCCGCCACCAAATCGCCGCCGTACAAAGCGGATACCTCACATCCCATAATTCATCATGGTACTTCTGCTTCCACTTCTGGTCATCAACACAACAACTCTGCAAATATACACCATCAATCTCATCACCAACCTTGGCGCGAATGGTGGCCCACTTCGCTAAGAAGTTTTCCGGCAACACCACATCATCTTCAAACACCATAAACTCTTCCGCTTGGTCATGCTGCGCCATGTTCCAAGCAAAATGGTGACTAAGCACCAAAGCCGTTACACCCCGATTAACAAAGTAAACGGAGTGCATCGGCGTTTCAGACTTAATCTCCATCGACTTACCAAAGATGCCCCAGACCCAAGTCACCGGGACACCCTCTCGCTCAAACTCCGCCTTCACCCGCGCCGTGCGTTCAGGCGTTTCCCGCAACGAAATACAATAATACTTCACTTTTTCTTCTTCGCCGCCGCCATATTATCAATCAGATTAGGATACGGGCGACCCGCTGCCTTCGCCCTCGTCATCGCCGCAGCCTTCTTGGCGGGCGACAACTTCTTGGGCTTGGGCAAATCCTTTGGCCGGTTCTTGTCCCAAATCTCTTTCATCACACCACCCCTTTTACCGCCCTTCGAAGCGGCTGGCCCCAGCGGGCAGAATACCCGCCAGACCCAGACACAGCCGCCGCGACACCCGCAAAAGTCAAACAAAACGCATCTGCCTTGTCAGGACTTCTTCCAAGACGGCGCTTCATCTGGGCCTTTGGCTCAATCTGAATCTTGCCCCCACTGGTGACACTATACAACGGGCCACACAACTCATCCACAAAACTCTCATCATTCGGCACCACACAATCCCGCGCCTCAAACCATTCGCGGGCCTTCCACCACAATTCGTCGCGTAGCCTTTGGAACCGATTGCCATCTATTGCCGGCAATTCAGCGACGTTCACACCACGCACCGGCAAGTTCAATTCCCGCAGGCGATCCACCACGCCTGCACCAAGACCAATAACGTCCACCATGATTTCAATGGGGCGCATTGATCCGGGGGTGGCATCCCACTCCATCTTGATAAAACCACAAGTCTCCATCAGGTCTTTGCCGCGCCATACGCGGACAGGCTCAATCAGCGAATTGCCTTTCCGTTTTGCTAATGCGCTGGCGTCATCCCCGAACCTGGCGACATCCAAGCCCCAGACCACCGGCGCCGTTTGAGACTGTTCAACCTGTCTGTGCTTCGCTGACTCAAACAAATGCCGCGCAATCAGCGCATCATCGTCGCCGGCAGGGAATTCTCCCAATACCCGCACCCGGTACTGGTTTGAACCATCGCCATATTGCGCGGCCATCTCCTCCAAGAAACCCTTGTCCACCGTATCCGCATCATGACAACTCACCTTCTTGCCCCACCAACGCTTCTGGTTCTTGGTGAAAGCATCATAGAAATACCCGCTCGCCCTGGTGGGGTTGCCGGTCATCACAACCTTGGCGCCTTCGGTGGATAGGGCGCCCTGCCCCACCTCAAACACCACATCGGGGACGCCAGAGGCTTCGTCTATGACGAACAAGAGATTTTCGGAGTGGAAGCCTTGCAAGGCTTCGGGCTGTTCCCTTCGGCTGGTGCGCGCCACCGCAAAGCTATCGGGTACGCCCGCAAGTTCGATTTTGTCGGACTTTATTTCTAAAAGCCGACGCATTCCCTCGGGCAACTGGCGATGCCATTTGCCGATTTCGGACCACAGGACATCGGATAGCTGGTGGGCGGTGTTCGCCGTGCAGACCACCTTGGTTGGCATTCGGGTCAGGAGCCACCATAACACCAGCCAGGACAGGAACGCGGTTTTGCCGACGCCATGGCCGGAGCGAATCGCCACACGGTCATGGCTGGCAATCGCCTTCAACGCCTCGGCCTGCCACTTCTGCGGCTTGGCGCCGAGCATCGACTCCACAAATAGGACCGGGTCTTGCGCCAGGCGTTCAATGATCTCGGCCTGGGCCTTGGAATCGAATGCCTCGGTCTTGGGTGGCGGGGGTATGGGGTCCCGGGGTGGCGGGGGCGGGGATGCGCCATTCGCCATGGCTTCGGCCTCGGCGGCCTCTCTGGCTGCGGCTTCTGCTGCTAGTCTTGCTCGGCGCTTGGGTCGACCTGCCATCGGTGGAACGGGACTCCGGGGGTTAATTGGGTACCCCCATGGGGGGTGTTAATACATATGCCTGCCACCAGCCCGCCCCCGCCGCGATTTTAAGGGGGGGTGGGGGTGGGGGTGTAGTATCAGACTACCACATCGGCCTGGAAACGCATAAGGTACATTATGGAAAGTTCGATGCTAAGTGTCTGATTTTCCACGTTTCTTGCCTTTGCTGTTCACGGACTCATTTCCTATTTTCTGAACCTCGTTTCCCGTGTGCGGATCGACATCAATAACCCGCCTGGCTTCGCGTTCCCTGATCCGCAGGCGCTCATTGGCCAGCCGCAAGGCTTCAATGTAGCTTTCGCCCACTTCAATCTTGTGTTCGACGCGATCCCCGAACCATTTAGGCGCGATCTTGGACACATACCAGCGCCGCGCCTCAAACGCCAAGCGATCCCGCGCTGGATCGCCGGAACCCTTCACCGCGTCGTCGACGGCCTCTTGGGCCATGATCTGCGCCGAGGCCGCGCGCGCGTGTGCGTATCTCCCATGCGCCTCTGGGTTGCGCTCCATGTAGCGCCATATCTCATGCCAGTGCGGCATACTCGGATCACGGCATACTTTGTTCATACTTTCGCCTTCTGTTAGGCGAATAATGAACCTATCGAACATCTCATCCGTGCATGGGACAAACGGAGTTCCCGCAGGCTTATCCAAGTTAACCTTTGCGGTTGTACCATCCAGCACCAGCGCAGGCGCTTCCCTACCCATCACACCATCCCATAATGTTCTGCGAGCCTATCCAGCGCCGCAATTAAAAACCCTGCTGCCTTGTGCGGGTTCCACCCCCTGCACTCGGCCCACCCTGCCACTGTACCATGGGAAAGCACGCACCATGCAAGCGCAGGCGTTAGCGTAGTCCCAACAGCAGCCGTAGCGTCCCTATACCCCTTCGCCGCAGCAAGCTGCGTCTCCTGATACCCACCAGGCCGCGCACTCCGATGCATCGGCACAATCGACCTATTACGCCCTGCCCCCAATACGCCCCGCTGATACTGTTCAAGATACTTGCAGGCCGCCGCATGATGGGCCGAAGTGATCGCTCCCTTCGCCAGTAGCGTATCTGGCGCCCATACCCTCTTAGCCCGTTTTACGGTCCTGTTAGGGTCATCCACATCAGGCCCAAAGGAAACCACCACAGCGCCCGTTTTAAGGCCCTCTGGCGGCCCCAGATCGGCTTCTGGGCCTGTCCTACCCCTACGCCTCATATCGGTATGTCATCCTGCGGCATGGGCTTCCTTTTATCGCGTACAACCGCCCCCGGAAAAGCCTGCTTAATCTCCGCTAGTGGCGTGGCCGCCTTCACGATGCGCCCCACCTCTACCAGCGTCCATGTCTCAATATTCACCCCCTCCGCCTTCGCCCGTGCCAGCAGCGCCTGCGCGTGTTCATCATCCAGGCACAGGCAGATAGTTCCCCGTTCCGGTTCATCCACCTGCCAGCACACCACGGCGCCGGGTAACTCAGTCTCCCCACGCGCCTTTGCCTCCGCTTCCAAGGCTCGCCATGCCCGGATCATCATGGCGTCCATCTCCGCCATATCCTCTCCCGCCATGGTCGCCTGCCGGTGCATATCCTGGGCGCCCACAAACCGTTCCCGCAACTCGGGCGACACCAAACGCGGCA